CCTGTAATCGAGTCCGTGTCATTAGCCAGTGCGTTGGCTAACTCATAAGTAGCGTATTTAATGTCGTTTGGAATCGCGGAGCAAGCAAGCTCAACACGATCCACGTGATAATTGTTGCGAGGCCAGCTCAGGGCTTGATCTGCATCGCAGCGATCACCGTAAAAATTCAACGTGTCGATCCAGCGCGTAGCTGAGATCAATGCACGATTCTTTGCATCATCAGTCTTGTTGTCCCACTGTGTGCTGCTTGGGACGGTTTCAAAATACGTGTTGGCTTCTGCCAACGTCACATAGCTGTTGGCTGTCTCACTCTGGAGCGTGGCGTTGATCGTGGCAGCCATAGCAGCAAAAAGGGAAGGCCCCACCTA